TTGACAAAACGTCGTATTGCCTCGCTTGCTCCCATCTTGCGAGACAACTTATTGAAGTAAGCCGCGCGACGTTTACCGCCCAAGATTTTCTCTTTGTCAGCCTTGGATTGATCAAACAACCATTGACCATAGGTTTGATTGGCAGGCACTGTTCCTTGTGCCGCCTTGCGTCTACCTGGCGGCGGCGCTGACAATCCCAAACCCTTGTAATCAACAACAGGCACCGTGGTGGACCTGCAGTTGAAATGCTGCGGAGGTTGCGGGCCTTTGCCGTATTTGAACTCGCGACCATCAAGTGAGCGACAGATGGGCGATGTTCTGCCGTCCAGAGTGGCGACGTAACGGTACTTTTTCGTTACATCTTGGTTGGCCTGATACACCTGTTGGCTTGCCGCGTTGGCCACTTGGTTCATGCTTGTCCGCACCAATGTGCTCACCTCACGGTTGGCCCTGGCCGTCAGTTGCCCGCCTTTCTGAGCCAACTGCTTGACGCTGCCAGTTTGCCCTTGCCGCAATCTGCCTTTCAATCGCCTAGCGATCTTGTCTGGTGACTCACCAATCAACAGACCATTCCTGACCTCACGGTTGAACGTGTCAACGTTGACTTGGGCCAACACCTTGAACGACTGCTGCAGCGATCGGCCATTGGGCAGCACGATGCTCGTGCCCTTAGCTGCCGTCAGCTGAGCCACCTGCGGCGCACCTGTCACCACGGCTTCAAGATCATCACTGAGGGCCACGAAGTTGAACTTCATCGGATCAGTTGTCGCCACGCTGCGCGCATATTCAGGGCTAACGCGCACGCTCTTGACCTGCTGTGCTGCTGACTCCGGCAGGACTTCGCGCAGCTCTGTCGCCACAAACTCTGTCTGCAGTTCCGTTAGGCCCTGCATCTGTTCAATCATCAGCTCAGTGCTCTGACTCGCCCAGTTGTCGAGGGAGCCTTGTAGCTGAGCAAACAACGCGCGTAATCGTGCGGCCTTGACCGGCGCAGTGTCAGCATCCAACCCAGCAAGCTGGTTTAAAATTTCCAGCACGGCGTCGTTGTACGTCGCGGCAATCTGCCGGGCCACGCCGTTACTGAACCTGTTCAGATCGACAGCGTTACGGTAAAGCTCGGCAGGCGTCGTCATGTCGGCTCAATCCCAAGCTCGTCAGCGGCTGCAATTGACAAAGCCGACACATCCGCGCCAGCCCTCAAAGCAGCTTTGACGGTGCTGTGAAACTCGGCCCTTGCGTCCAAGTCGTAAAGGTGAATGTGTGACTCACTCACCGATCGAACCTTGCCTTGATCAAACCAAGTCAGGCGAATCACCGCGAAGTATTCATTAGCAAGATCTTCCTTTGCGAAGAACAACAGCTGCTTTCTTGGTGGCTCAGGCTTTCGCAGGTTATCCAGCCAGCTCATCGACCTCGCCTTCCGCTTCTGGCATTGTGCCCTCTGTTTCAGGCACAGGCTCGGGCTCCGGCTGCTGCATTTCAATCAGGCCACCAGCTTGTGTTGCCTCAAGTTCAGCTTCAACGTCAAAGTCGTCACCTAAGACCTCGCCCGCCTCAAGCTGAAGCAGCAAAGTTTCTTGAGTGATCGTACCTGCGGTGTAAAGCTGTAGGAGAGCTTGGATCTCTTGAGGCTCAAGCCTTGTGCCCATAAAGTCGCGGTTGACCAAGCTGCTGCCGGCATTTGCTTCGCCCATGAACTGGGCATGGAAGCGCAGGCAGTTGTCAATCAAATCCTGCATTTGCTGGGCCACAACCATCATGGTGCTGTCGCCTTGGCTGCGGTCAATCCGCTTGGCTTCTGCAGTCTCACCGACCAGCTTCGCGCCAAGAACCGCAGCCAGTCCCAGCTCGTTTATTTGAGACGCAATTTGATCCAGCCGGCGGAACTGCGCGTCGTAGCTGTTGCCGGCAGGCTCGATATATCTTGCGTCACTTCCCTCGGGCAGGGCTAATGCTTCGCCAGGCCCGGCACTGATTTCCTCAGCAGAAGCCGGGAAGCCAAATAGCGCCAACATTGGAACTGCGCTGATATGAAGCTGATTGCTGAGATCGCTTTGGGTTTGGTAATGCTGCAAGTTCAGCTCAGCAATATCGGCCAAAGGAGGAATTGATTCCAAAACCCCTAAACGATTGGAGTAAGCCACGCTGAACGGAATCTCACTCAGGCTGGTGCGCCCCTCTTCAACAACGCGGTAGTCGCCCTTCGCGTCCTTTTGGTGAATCTCAAAAGCGCCAGGGGTCAGCACTCTGACCTGCGTGACCTCCTTTTCTCCATAAAGGCCATCAGGAACAAGAATCTTTTCCTGCAGCCGCAGCTGGGTCAGCTTTTGCTCTCCATCAGCCAGCTCGGTGCGCCAACCCAAAATATCTCTGGGCGTATAAGTGACGTAATACGGGCGGCCGTTCTCGCCAGCAGACGGTGCATCGACAAGAACGCCAACGTGGCCATATCGAATACAAACCCTTGTGGTTGCAAACAACCACGTCTGCAGATCGTTGCCCTGCAGATCTACGTTAAACAACTGCTCCCGAATCTGATCTGAGACGTCATCGAGCCGGACAGGCTTTCGCGTGAGCATGCCCGCCAACATCCTTTCGAGGCGAACGTAGTACGGAGACAAAACAGATCGCTGCAGTCTGTTGTCATATGCCTCATCAAGTTCACGAGGTTCTTGTGGAAGAAACTTCCGGTGTCCCTTGCGAATTTTGTACGTTCCGCCCAACAAATGTTCAATCAAACCCCAATGGGGTTCCATGTTCATCCAGGCGGTGTTCGGGTCGTTGACGGCCGTGACATTGCCGATGCGTTGACGCCCACCAGAAAAGGCTGTGTACACAGTTACGACCCGCCCGACTCCGTCAGTTTAGTAAAGCCTGATGCCCGTGCTTCTGCCAGCTCGTGCATGCAGCATGGAGAAGTCTCGATAAACAAGGTATCCGAGGGCGTCATTCATATGATCGTAGCCCGCATCTTTGTCGGGATCTCCAGCCTCGCTATAACTTTGCAGTTCAAGGCACTCAATAGTGCGCTTGCAATTCGCCGCAACTTGCAGTCTTACTTCACCCTTGCCGTTCTCCAGCAGAGCTTGAACAGAAGCCACCCGATCACGGACGGGAGGATTGGCTTTTGGCGATTGATTGCTGAACCCGTAAGACTGCAAGATCTGGATGTCAGTCCGCGAGGCATTCGTGCTTCTGTTACCGCCTGATGCGTCAGGGTAGACGTAAACCTTACGTCCGTTAGCACGGAGTCGTATCTCTTGGGCCATTGCATCGGTGTCATGTGCACCGCTGATCTCGTCGATCAGGAGAAGGTTTTCTCCAAGACGAACACCAATTACCGCAGACATGTTGCCGATATTGAAGTCAACACCCACGCGGAGAGGTTCCATGCTGACGTCAGGAATCGAGTTGGTGACATGTTTTGTGCGATCAAACCGGTCATAAACCTGACCAGTTGTGAGATTGCAAAATTGGCCTTCTAAGTAAGCCTGCAACAGGCTTGGATCGTAGTTGGCTCGCAGTCTTTCGATGAAGTCTTGAGGCAGATAAGGGTTATCTGCCGAGCGCATCCTAATGAGCTTGCGATCTTCGCGCTGTTGCGCCTCCTCGGTGCCGAACGTATTCCACATCCAACGGAAGCCCTCAGGCGTTGATGCGGCGCTGAACTGGCGCACGTTGCCGGCCCTGAGGCGGCCAAGGATCTTGGGGAACGCACGCGTGCAAATGGCAGGGTTCACCGTATCAATTTCATCGCAGAGGATATACGCCAAATTCAGTCCGATGATGCGGGAGTAGTTCTCGAATGAACGGCACAGCAGTTTGCTGTCTCCGCCTGGAAAGTGCAGCAGATATTCGGGCAACGGTGATGCCCGAAACGTGTACGGGATCTCGTACTGCTCAAGAAAGCCTTCGAAATCTGCCTGCCAAATGTCACGGATCAAAGGGCCAGTAGGCTCCATGACGCAACCGGTGAAGCCTTGATTGGCAGCAGCCATAAACACGCTCTTCGCGGCCAACGCTCTCGTTTTGCCTGCGCCATACCCTGCAGAGATGCCAAGGATCTCGGTCTTGTCGTCATCAACAAAGGCTCGCTGGCCTGGGTGTAAGTCCTCTCGAATGCGATTGAGCAACCTAGCGACATCAAGTTCAGAGTTGCCTTCACCGATGCGGTGCAACACCGAGCCGGTTGGGATATGGCTCAGGATCCCGCTCACTGAAGCACCTGGGCAATCTGCGCGGCGGTCTTGATGCAGCCCAATGCAGCGTTCAGGTTGTTGGTCTTACGGGCCTCCTTTTGCAGCGTGGCAAGCTGGGCCAAGATCTCTGCTGTAAAAGTCAGGCGGTCCGTTTCCCAGTCAGCGCGCAAGATGTCCCGCGCTCGGGCGATGTATGTGTCAGCGGTGCGCTCTGACGCCTCCCACTCCTTTGCTGCGTACTGCAGGATTTCAGATCGCACTGCGCCGTTCGCCAAAAGACGTGCAACGCGGTTGATCCGCATGTCCATTTCAATTTTGGTTGACTTTTTCCCCATCAGTCCTCCCGAGGAGCCAGCACAGCGTCCTTACCAGTGAATTCTGACCAACGCTGGACGATGACGTCGCAGTAGGCGGGGTCAAGTTCCATGAGACGAGCGTGACGCCGAATCCGCTCGCACGCAATAATCGTCGTGCCTGAACCGCCAAAAGAGTCGAGCACGAGCTGGTTTGGCTTGGTGGAATTGTCGATTTGATACTGAAAAAGATCGACAGGCTTCATGGTTGGGTGCTGCCCGTTGCGACTGGGTTTGTCGAACTCAAGGACAGTGGTTTGTTTGCGATCTGCGTTCCAGGTGTGAGCTGCTCCTTCAGTCCAGCCGTAAAGGCAAGGCTCGTGTTTCCAGTGATAATCCTGCCGGCCCATGACAAGGGATGACTTGAGCCAGATCAAGCATTGCCGAACCTTCCAGCCATTGTCTTGAGCAGCGCCTCGGAAGTTGTAGCCCTCAGAGTCTGCGTGCCAGATGTAGAACGCCGCACCAGGCTTGAGGACTTGATTGGCTGAGGAGTAGACGTCGCAAAGGAACTGACGAAACTCCCCGTCAGCCATGCTGTCGTTTTTGATCGTCAGGGCGTCCTTGGTTTTGCCCTCGTAATCGACGTTGTAAGGCGGATCAGTGAGCCACAGGTCGGCGAGCTGGCCGTCCATCAAGCGTTGGAGGTGCTGTGGATTGGTTGAGTCGCCGCAAAGCAAACGATGGTTGCCAAGGATCCAGAGGTCCCCTGGTTTGGTAACCGGCTCCTCCGGCGCGTCGGGAACCGCGTCCGGATCGGTGTTGCCTTCGACAGGGTCGACCTCAACGACGTTCAGCAGCTCGTCAAGGTCGTCTTGGTTGAACCACGGGTCAAGCTCGTGCTCCTCAGACAAGCGGTGCAGCATCTCAAGATCCCATTCGCTGAGATCGGCGGTGCGGTTGTCAGCAAGGGCAAGGCCGACCTTTTGTTCTTCTGAAAGGCCGGTCCGGCGCACTGCAATGACCTCGTCGCCTTTTGACTCGATGATGCGAACGCGGCGGATGCCGGCTGCCTTGGCTCCGTCAATGGTGCCGTTGCCGGCAAGGATGCGGTTTTCCTCGTCGATGACGATGGAACGCGCAGCGCCGTAACGCTGCAGTGATTCTTTGATTAAGTCTGAGGAACGATCTGTGCGACGGCGTGCATTCTTGTGATCAGATTTCAGATCGTTGATTGATGCCACCAGCTTGATGTCTTGACTTCCACGCTGACATTAGCTGATTGATTTTGACATCAACTAAATGCATCGAAGAAACAGTTCCAACGTATTCACCTACTTGAATCCTGAGACATCCGTCTTCTAGGGTGCGGATCTTTGGATTTGGCGTAGGCGGCTCGGAGTGCATTTTCGTACCGGATGATGACGGCCCTGTCATTTTGACGCTGGATAGCGCGGAGGTCGTGGTCTTTAGTCATGTTGCAAAGAGTGTGTCGGGGGATGGATCACGCTGCTCAGTCGTGCCCTGCTTTCCCGCTACCGACCCAGGAACCCGCAGGCCTGTCCTGGTTCTGTCTGCTTTTCGCAAGTGCGGTCTTGTATGGCTTTCAGCCTGAGCGGGGGACAGCTCAGGCATCAGGCTCCCCGACGGACAGTTAGCCAAAGCCTTTCGGAGGAGATGTTTGTTGCTTTTGCTTGTCCAGCCTGGCTTTCATGCGCTTCAGCTGTCGAGTTGTGATGTTCGATTGAACGGCGCCGGAAGGCGCGGCTGGATTTCGTTTGGTGTGATGCACTCCACCAAACCCGCCTTGGATGCTGCCACCGTTAAGAGTTGCCATCAGTCAAACTCCTGAAACGAAAGGGTCAAGCCGGCGTCACGCGCTTCGCGAACAAGCAGGTGGTAGTGGTCGTCACTTTGAACCCACTCGTCCCAAATCAGTGAGCCGGGCAAGCCAAAGAGTCGTTGGAAGAAATTGGGCTTGCGCGCCTCGCAAAGGATGCTGGGCTCGTCCGGTTCAAGTTCTTGCTGGTCTTGCCAAGTTTGCTGGGCTTCGTAGAGGCCAAGGGAATAGTGATGCCAGTCGGACACGATCAAGCCTCCCGCTGGGTGATTTCGCCGTGAAGCTCGGCAACCCGGCTAAGGTGCCAATGCTTGAGCTTGAGCAAAGCCTCATCGCTTAGCTCGTGCAAGGGGGAGTCCAACAGGAGCTGAATGTCGCGTGGGACTCCGAAGGAAGTGATTGCCATGGAACAGTGCCGTCTCCGGCTTGGGCTCGCTTACCTTAAGGCGTGGCGCGCCACGCGTCAAGCTTCAGTTGCGAGGGCTTTGACAACGGCGTTGACCAAGCGCACAAGGTTCTCCTGCGGCACACCCACGTAGTGCTCGCTAAGGGTCCTGATCGCCCGCTCCTGCGCTTCAGGGTCCATTTGCACGCGAGGAATGATGCCAGCGTTCAAAGCACGATCACGAACCAACTGTGCGCGAGACACGCCGTGCGCTGCAGCCTCGATATCCAGCCGCTCACGCTCCTCAGCGGTGACGGCGAACTTGATCTCCTTGGACATCAAAAATCAAACGGGTCGGGTTCAGGCGTTGTAGCCGCGAACGGGGTCGATTGACAGGGGCGGATGTCTAGGTCCGGTCGCTGGTTGCGGAACTGAACGAGCGGATTCCCGAGCTTGGCGATCGTGATGGACAAGGGGTTGGAAACGTCTTGAACAACCCAGCCGTTTGACCAAACGCCGGCATTGAAACGCTCGACGGCATCACCAACCGACAGGGGTGACAAAGGGGGGTCTCCCCCTGCAGTGGGTGACAAGGGTGATAAAGATGACAAAGGCTTCGTATCGTGTGTGTAGGGGGTACTTTGTCCCCTTTGTGACGTTTGTCCCCCCTCCAGTGAGGAGACCCCTGCGGGCCGGAACAGCAGCGCGGGACGACCGCCTTCCGTCTCCGCTTGCCCGGCTTGCTCGACCAGTCCCTTGCGTTCCAACGAGCGCAAGCAGCGGTGCGTTTTGTTCCGCTCCAAGTTGAAGTGGCTCGACAGCTCGGATGCCGCAACCGGAAACTCACCAAGCATCCACCGCTCCTTGATGTAATCGAACACGTCAGCCTGCCGGCCTTGCAGATCGTCAGCGGCCTCCTGCATCGCCTCGGCAGCCAGCACGCTCTCGCCATCGCCGTGGTGGATCCAACCGTCGTCCTTCAGCTCGATCAGCAAGGTGGTGCCCTTAGCGCGGCCTTGCGTCTTGACCACAACGCGGTGGTCGTTCTGCGTTTGGCCCTCCGCCGGCTGGCGGAACCAGTTCATCAAAATCGTGAGGCTGGCTGCTGCCGGCAAAGCGTTTGAGCCGCGCGATGCGTTTGTTGCGTTGCCCCCAGCCACCGATTTATTGGTGTGGTGGATCATCGCCAGCGTGGCGTGATGCGGTGCCAACGCCTGGGCCAAGTCGCGTGCCGGACCGTCGAAAGCGCTGGTGGCCTCGTCAACGCCCAGCGGGCTGATGCAGGCGTGGTAGCTGTCGAGCAGGAACAGCGAGCCAGGGTTGGCCTCTGCAAGACCACCAAGGTGCTCGATCCCTTCCGCCGTCAGGTGAAGCGGTGCGCCTGTGTGCCAAAGCATCTCGATTGGGCCGCCCATGTCACCCTCTGGCGTGACGAGCCCCTCGCGCTTGAACAGCGTGAACCAATCGTTTTCAGGCTGGTCAGTGCCGACGATAAAAACCTTCGGGCAAGTGCCGTGCAGGCGCAGACCGCAAAACTCACCATCGCCACGCCACCAAGCGCCAATCATCCCGACCATCAACGCTGACTTACCAACTTTGGGCGGGGCCACCAGCAAGTTGAACGTGCCGGCCATCAACACGCCCTCCCAAGCCCAAGGTGTTGGCGTTGTGTCCATGCGCTCGCCACGAAGACGGGGCAGGGTCACGCCGGCAACCTCCCCGCGAGCACGAGCCAAATAAACGGCAGCG